AAACAGTAGGAAATCATTTTATCATTAACAGCCCCATAAATAGTTCCTCCAAATTGATAGTCTAATCCATAATTATCTTCAGCAATTGTCAAATTTAAAGCTAATCTTTTAATTGTTGTTGTTGGCAATTCAAAAGTTTCATTATCCACATTTATATAAGAAGTCAATTGATTTGAAACAACCATCCAATTACTTGTCTGTGATAAGTTTTTTGAAATTATAATAGATGGTGCATCATTTAAACCGTGACCTATTTTTGTTCCATTACTTTGATAACCATTCCAACTAACAATACTAAACCCAGCAGCAGGATTTGCACTAACAACAGAAGGAATACTACCGTTACTGTTTATAGCAGGTATTTCTGCTCCTTTCCAAGCCCAAGCTACAATATCATACCCACTTCCATTTACATCATTGTCAGTTCCAACAGTAAATCCATTAGCGTCAAAAGACTGTAAAGTATCGGTTGCAAAACTTTCTGCATTTGTTACGTTTGAAAACAATCTATTGCCTGCACCTCTAACACTATCAAGTAGTTGATGATAATTTGTTGTATCTCTATTTTTTATCCAAACTAAGTCTGGTTGGAATCCAACCCCTGTAACTTGTCTGCCGTCTGTTCCATTCCCTGTATACAAAACAGTATTAAAACTATCTTCTAAAGAAGGTTCTACTGCGGTAGGGTCAGCAGCAAATGCCATATATATGAACTTTTCTCCAGTAAATCCTCTTGCCTCAACAGAACTAACATTTATGCTAAAACCATTAGAATTAAAATTAAAATCTAAAACGCCTGCACCTGCTGTTCCATTACCTCTTAATCCTTCTTGATAACTTCTATTGGCATATAATGGGTCTGTTGTTACATTATCTGTTATATTTCTCTTATTATCATAAATAACCCAAGAACGATAATCTTCAAAGCCACTTGTCAAATCACTCGCAGCTTTAATCATAACAAACGCAGGCTCAAATCCTGTAATAACATTCGTAGGAACATCAGATGTTGCAACATACGAACCAAAGTTAGAGAAACCTTCTACTTCTGCGAAACAGTAGGAAACATAATTAACTCCATTAGAACCGCCTTGTTGCATAACAGAATCATTAGTTATTGAGTCTGTAAATCCTGTAAAAGCTGCAGTTGTATTTAAGAATCCATAAGCAGCGTTACCTGAAGGTACATACATATATTGTTGAACAAACCAACCATCTACTGCATTTCTTGATTTTGTTATTATAATGCTTGGCTTTTTATCTAAACCGTGACCTACACTTGTGGTTGAGCCATTACCTGTAAATGTAACAACACTAAACCCTGCCTCTGTATTAGCAGACACTTGACTTGTTATTGTTCCATCTGTGTTTTCTACTGCATCGCCTCCTGCTTTAAAGTTCCAAGCAACAAAAGTGTCTCCATTACCGTTAGTTCCTCCACTTACAGGTACAGTAAATCCATCTGTATTAAATGAAAAAGTAAAAGAATCTTCTGAATTAGTTAGGTTTGGATATATTGACTTAGCCCCTCTAACTGAATCAAATGCAAAATGGTCATCTACTCCGCTTCGTTTCTTTAACCAAACAAAATCAGGCTGAAATCCAACTCCTGTAACTGGATTTGTTGCCCCTGTACCCGTATACAAAACAGTATTAAAATGCTCACTTGGCACAATAGTAGGTGTACAATATTCTTCTGTATATAATGCTTCTACTTCGTATGGTCTTAATGCTCTGTTGAATATTCTTACTTGGTCTATTTCGCTTGAGCCACCAAAAGCAGTATCTGAATGTATCATTAAATCTTTATATTCAAGATTTGTAGAGGCAGAACCATCTGTTAATACTACTGCTTTATTTTGACCATCTATATAAATATTTTTGGAAGTTGAAGTAGAGGTAACAACAATGTGATGCCATTGATTATCAAGGTAAGCATTGTGACCTTCTCTAACTGCAACACCCAGCGTAGAAGACCCTCTTGATACGACCATAACGCTTTCGTCTGTATAATCTCCTGTTGAATTTCCAATAACTATATATCCAAGAAATGTACCAGAAGGATTTAATGTTTTTGCTTGTACTATGAAAAAAGGATTGTCAGGACTTCCTTTAAACCAAGCAGATAATGAAGCACCTTGTGCAGTTGTTCCGTCAAAATGCAAAGAAGTTTCTATTCTACTGCTAACACCAAAAGACCCTGCTTGACCAAATACACCTGTTGTATAAGCCTCTGTTCCTACCCAAGTACCGTCATAGTTTCCACTAACATCAGTAGCATCTCCATTTAATTGATATAAAGCTACACCACCACCATCTGGAAATGGGTTGTATAAATCTACTGTATTAGTGCAAGCACCTCCTCCAGCATCATTTGATTTGATTAATCTGTTATTCATACTACTCGCTTATAGGTTCAACTTCTTCATCTAATGCAGGGGCAGGGTAAAATGCGTGCGTGTATCTTAGTACTTCTTCTACTGTTGTTAATGCGTTAATCTCTGTTTCAAATGTATCTGACTTTGTTACTATGTCAAGTCTTTCTTCTGCAATCTCTGTTGGTATCTCAACTGCTCTTTCGGCAAGTCTTGTTACATACCAATCCGTAGGACTTAATAATTTACCTGCCTCTGTTTTAATAGCTTGTATCTTGCTCGCTTTTAACTCTGCAATATCATAGTTAGGCTTTGTTTCAATTACATTACCATCTTCATCTAATACATCGTGTGTACCTTCCAAGTCAATAGCAACTACATCGTAAGTAAACTTATCTCCATCAAAATACATAGCAGAAAGCCTTTCGCTAATCTTATCGTATTGTGGCGTTACAACATCGTAAAAGCCAAACTCTCTTGGGTCGTCTACTTTTCTAAAGTTTAAGTGTAAACCACTTTCGTCTTCCCATACATTAGGAAGCCTTCTAAATGTCTTAATATTTCCGTTGATTTCTATTGCTTTCATATCTACTTTTTTATTGTGCTTGTGAAACTGATAACCAATAGTCTCCGTTGGCTACTGCTACGATTTGAATAAAGTTTGAAACTGCTCCGTTATAAGTTCCTGCTATTTGCTTTGTTCCTACGGGAAAAGTAGGGTCAAAAGCACCTGTTAAAATCAAGTCCTTAGTCATACCGATATTAGCATTGCTAAAAGAAAAAGTAGTATTAGCAGTCATTGTAGCGGTAAATATTTGTTTAGAAGCGAAGTCTAAAGTTGCTGTTGCGCTTACGTTTCCTTGTGCATCGGTTGTTGTAAATTCTGCTCCTAATTTAGCATAACTAATTACATCGTCTGCAATAGTCAATGCAGTTGCTCCTGTTACATCTCCTGTGTGGGTTGCGTTAGGTGCAGAGTTTGTTAAAGTAAAACTTGGATAAGTTCCACTTATTCCAATGTTTCCTCCGTCTGCTAAAGATACTGTTTGGTCTGGTGCGGAGTTGGTTACTGTTACTGCTCCTGTTGTTTGGTCTACTGAAATCCCTGTTCCTGCATTAACTGAATTTACATCCCCTGCATCATCAGCATAGAGTTCTGTAAAGTTGTCGTTTACTTTGTCAAATGCGGTTCTTAATGGGTCTCCTGTACCATCATTAGCAACCGTTCCTATGTTAATTGTTTGTTGTGCCATTTTTTAATATTTCGTTTTATCTGCGGTTATATATGTATTATCTGATGTTTCTAATGTGGTATCTACTCTTAGTAAACTTCCATATGCATCAAAAGGGTAAACTATTCCCCATCCATTTGATTCATTTGTATTGCCCCACCAAGACACCTCATAACTTTTACCCCAATTAATTAAATTTGCGAACCATTCCATTATACAAAGCAATTAGGTTGTGAATCAATATGTATTGTTTGCTCATTATCCTCATCTCCAAACCAACTAACGCAATATATATTTGCCCAATTTATGTTGTTTGCCATCTTTTTCCTTTTCTAGGTATTTTTTTAATTTTTTGAGGTTTACCTCTTTTGTTTTATACTTTACAGTACCCATCCTTGAAATGTTGCATCGTGATCTGGGTGAATATCGTCATTCGTATTACTCGTGTACTCAGGATAATCCGATTGGTTAAAAGCCATAAAATCAATAAATCTCCTTGTATAATACTCAGCTATATCTCTCTCCCTTCCTACTAAATAATCCACCTCTTCCTTTGTAGCAGTTTCTGAGTTCTCACTCGTATGCTTATATATTCCTCCGTTCTTAATAGAATACGCTGCAAACGGCAAATAGTCCACCATAGCAAAATGAATTAACATAGGCTGAACGTAACTATTAACTAGTGACAAATAATTCCCCGATAAAGTCCCTGCGATAATATCTGCAGAGATCTTATTATATAAATCAGTTCCTAGATAGTTTTTAATATGTATCTCCTGAGCGATCTTAATAAACTGTATAAATTTATCAGTATCTACATTTCCATCTAGGATGCTATTTTTGACTAAGTCTGTTCTTGATATAAATAATGCTGTTGCCATCTATCCTCTTGGTTTTAAAAATCCTTCATTAGGCATATCAGTAGGTCTTTTAGCCACTAACGGATCATTTGTTTCAGGAGTAAATCCCTCTCTTCTTGCTTGGTTCACACTTACTTCTGCTCTCGGATTTGTAGCATCAGGATTAACATCTTTAGCCATATAAGTCTTTCTCATCCAAAAATGATGGCACGAACCTCCTCCTTTATAAAGCCATAAATCGTATGTATCAGCACCATTGGGTCCCCAACCTGCATTTACTACCTTTTGAGACATCTGTTGTATATCCTCTTTTCGATAAATCTTTTTAGCTGCAACCATCTTTCTGCAAAAATCTCTAGATACGTTCTCTCCATTCTTTGTAGTTGTTTGTAATGGTGCATATTGGTATCTTACTTTAAATCTAAGATCTCCTGCCTCTCCATCTTGCTCACTCTTTGAATTAGGTCTAGCGGATCCTGTACTTGCTAATCCTAGCATTTTATCTAAAGCCTCCTCCTGATCATAATCTACCGGTCTCTCATCCACTAACTCCCACTCATCTAAATTCTCATCCTCTCCAAAGTCCACCATAAAGTCTGCGAAGTCATCATTTACTTTAGGTTTATCGCTTGACATTTTAACTCCTGTCTCCTCTTCTCTAGTTTCTTTGTCAATTACATTATCTAAGTCTGTAAACTCTAACGGTTGTAACGTCTTAAAGTATAGATTTAAAGCGATTTGATTGTAAGCAAGTACTTTATCAAAGGAATCTATTAAAAGTGTCTGAAATGGTCTTATAACGGTGTTATCCATTAATGTAGAAGCCGTCTTTATCTCATCTGCATTGTTCCCTAATCCTGTTTGGTCTTTAATACCTAAAAGCATAGGAGATACAACCCTATGAGATACCATTATTTTCTTACTACTCTCATCAGATAAAAATTGATATTGTTGGTGTGCATCTGATAATTGTACAGGCTCAATACTTGCAGCAGTTTCTGTATTATCATTAAAAGAAAGTATAAACTTCCCTGAATTACTAGATCCTGCAAACTTCTGATGTATCTTGTTTTCTATTAACTGTCTCTCCTCCTCGTTAGGAACCCCATTGTTAAAGTTAATTAACATAGATGGTGCTAGACCATTCATTATGTTGTTTAGGTGGTAATTTGAAATCTCTTCCTCTAATTCAGCATACTGTAAACCTCCCTGATAATCCACAGGCGAATAGTAATAGAATCCTGCTCTGTAAGGTTTTACAAATAATATCTCAATAGCTTCTTTAGAAAATCCAAATGCAGGAATCCTCTTAGGCTCATCTGATCCTTTTATCTTACTCCAATCTTTAAAATAGTAATATCCCTCTATATCTCCATCCTCATTGCATTTCTCTGCTCTTAAAGTCTCTACCGGAAAGTGCTCAACCTGTACAATCTTAGATCTATCCTTAGAATAAATCACTTGCATAGCACAACCGCCCATTAATTTAAGATCATATACTAATTTTCTCACACAATCCTTAGTAAATAAGGTCATCATTTGTGCATATTGATCAGGCTTTCTGTTAGAATCCGTAGCATCTAGTCCTTTTCCAAAGATCATTTCTGAAATTCCATTCACAATAGCATTGTTTGTCGGACTTCCATTATATCTATCTATCAGATATTGGTAATAGTTATTATCTGCTCCGTAAGAGACATAATCCTTTCCTCTTACCTCAGATACCTTAGGAGATGTATAAGTACTTAAATTAACAACCCTGACATCACTAGAGTTTTTTATAATAGGTTTCTTTTTCATAATATTATGTAGTCATTGTCAAAACTGTTATCTGCAATATATTCGCCCTCATTAACAGAGTAATAGTCATTATTTGTTTGATTAATATCCTGATCTGTGCAAAATATCTTGTCTCTATATACGATCTCTCCTGATATTTCTATTCTAAAATCATAATATCTCCCCTCTACTAAAGAGAAACTATGCTCTAGGCTCATATACTCCCCTGTTTTGCCTAAAGTAACTACATTACTATTCTCTGTATTTGTACTGTCATCTCTTAAAACTAACGTACCCTCTAATCCGTAAGATCTAGGTATCATTAATATTGTTTGAGGATCTGTACTTGTAGTTAAGTGTTTCATATATATATAACGTAATAAATTCCCATTTTTGTACTTAAAACAAAAAAAAACCCCACCGATTATGGCAGGGTCTATTTTATAGAACGATATTATCCTAATTAAGCAGTAGGATCAATGTCAGTTCCACCTGTAGTAGGAGCATCACAAAAGAAAGGCGGTGCAGTCTCCTGAGCAGTTAATGT